TGAGTTAGAGTTATCTGCTTGATCAAATACATAAGTACGTCCAGGTGTCAGCGTTAAAAACGGTGCTTCTTTACCACCAATCTTGTATCCAGAACTAGATCCAGTTCCGTTGTATCTATGAGCACCAGTTTTAGTTGCAACAGTAACCGTTAATGTTTTTGAGTTGCCTGTATAAGTTGCATTTAAATTTGAAAATCCAACTAAAGCTCCATCATTAGTTAGTGTTGCATCTCCTGTAAATGTTGGTGATGAACTTGAACCTGGATCGACCCAAGATAAAGTTCCTGATCCATCACTAGCTAAGACATAACCAGAAACAGCAGCATCAGTAGCAGGAAGAGTAAGAGTAAAGCTACTAGCAATCGTGCCAGGTGATTGAAGAGCTACATAATGTGAGCTATCAGCATCAGCAAATCTGACATCAGATTGAGCATTAAGAATTAGATTTCCAGTTAACGTTCCACCTGTTAAAGGAAGTTTGCTTGAGTCAGTGGCAGAGTCAGTTGCCCATTCAAGTGTTGTAGCTGTAGAACTACTTTTGAGCACTTGACCAGTTGTAGGTGCAACAGCAGGAAGAGTTAAAACAATATCTGCTGATTGTGCTTGTGCTTTTAATCCTGTGTAATTAGCTCCGTCACCATCTGCTTCACTTAGCCTTATTTCTTTTGCATTATCAATAACTAAATTACCTGTCATTGTTCCACCAGCTTTCGGTAGAGCAGCATTAGCAGTAGAAGCAGCAGCGTCAGCAGCATCTTTCGCTGTCTTTACAGCAGCAGGAGTAGCAGCAGTCGTAGCAGAAGTTGATGTTGCACTATCAGTTAATTGAAGAACACCAACTGCACTTGTCGTTCCAGTAGCAATCTTTGATCCTGTAATTGCAGCCGAACCAGATATATCACCATCAACAATTACTCCACTTGCAATTGCTGTCAGGCCAGCATTATTTATGCTTATATCTCCTGTAACTGCGACTGCTGTTGGGACGTTTGATCCATTACCAACAATAATTTGAGCAGCAGTGACATTTTCTAATTTGGTAAGTGCAATTGCAGCAGAAGCATTTATATCGGCATTAAGTATTGCTCCGTCAGCAATCATGGCTGAACTAACAGTACCTGAATCGTTAGTTGTTATTAAAGTTCCAGAAGTATTAGGTAAAAGTATTGTTTTATCTGCTGTAGTTGGGTTGACAACTCCTAAAGTAGTTTGAAATGCGTCTGTACTAGAACCTTCAAAAACAAGCGTTGCAGTATTACCAAATAAAATCTGACCTGTAACAGTACCACCAGCTTTTGCTAACTTTTCTGTTTCTAATTCTTCAACAGCATCTTGCAAATTTGTACTTTGAATTTGACCAAATGGTGTAAAAGTAATATTACTTGCAACTTGACCAGCTACTGTTTGCGATAAATCAATTTCTTCCCATGAACTTCCAGATGTATTTGTAACACCTAATATATAATCTGGTGGTGCAAGAGCAACTATCGGTGCTGGAGCACTTGGCGTACCAGCATTTTCTACTACTAAATAAATTCCATCAGTAGTTGCACTAGGGGTAGGAACATTAGATCCAACCGTCAAACCTGCTGCTGCACCTGCGGTTGTGACACTTGCTACTTTACTTGTTGAAGCGTTATATGTTCCTCCAAATACTAAGCTTCCTTTTGTTAAAGTTGTTACTGGTTGATAAGCATTTCCATCATATATATATAAATCTTCTGATACTGAATCAAAGAAGAATTGCCCTGTAAACTCACTCGTGGGAAAACCTGTTTGAGCTACAGATCCAAATAATGTTGTAGACGCATTTGCAAGTTTTGTTCCTGATATTGTTGAGTTACCAATTCTTGCTGCATCTAAACTTCCACTTGTTATTTTAGTAGCAGGAATATCAGGTACTAATGAAGCTGTTAATGCTGCACCTGCTGTAATTACACCTTTAGTATTAACAGTGACTGACTGATATGTACCAGCACTCACTCCACTCGTTGAAGTAGTTAAATTTCCCGATCCATCAACAGTTAAACCGCCTCCAGATGTTATTTGTACTGCACCTTTGGCTGATGTAGTGGCTACAGGAAGATTTGCTGCTGTCAATCCAGTAGCAGCCGTAATCATTCCCTGATTATTGAAAGTTATTCCGCTAACTGTTGCTCCAGTAACACTATTAGTAAGTGATAAAGCACCTGCACCACTAACACTTAAACCCGTTCCAACAGATACACCACCAACAGCAGATGTAGTTGCAAGAGGAAGGTCAGAAGCACCTAAAGCAGCACTTCCAGTAATTAAACCTTGTGCGTTATATGTAATTCCTGAACGTGTAGCAGCTCCTCCTGTAACAGCATTATTTATTCCAAGATTTCCACTAGCTACATTTAACGATCTATCGATATTTCCAGTTGCTAATTTTGCTGCTGTAATTGTTCCATCAGCAATCTTGGCATTAACAACAGCGTTTGCAGCTATCTTTGCTTCTATAACAGCATTACTAGCTAACGCTCCAGAATCAACAGCATTATCAGCTAAAGCAGTTGCATCAACAGCGTTTGCTGCAAGCTTTGCACTTGTAACTGCATCATCAAGAATCTTGGCAGTTGTTACCGCATCATCAGCAATTGAAGTAGCAGCTAACGTGCCAGAAAGCTTTGCAGCAGTTACAGCTCCATCTGCTATTTGGCTCGTCGTAACACTATTTGCTGCTAACTCACTACTTGTTATTGCACCTGCACCTATGTTTCCAGCAACAATTGTATTGCTGGCTATCTTTGCACTTGTAACAGCTCCACTAGCAATAGCAGCCGTATCAACAGCATTGTCAGCTAACTCTGTAGATGTAACTGCGTTAGTTGCTATTTGAGTAGCAGTAACACTTGCACTTGTAAGTTTTGCACCAGGAATATCTCCATCACTTAAATTTAACTTTGCAAAAGTAACACTAGAGTCTGTAATCTTTACAGTTGTTACTGCATTACTAGCAAGCTTATCTGTTGTTATATTAAGGTCAGTTATCTTTGCTGTTGTAACAGAATTAGCTGCTAAAGCTCCTGTGTCAACTGCGTTGTCTGCTAATTCACTCGTACCAATAGCATCAGCAGCTATTTGTGTTGCAGTAATAGTATTATTTGCTATCTTTGCAGCCGTTACATTTAAATCAGTAATAGAAGCAGTAACAACAGCGTTAGTTCCTAACGTGCCAATCTTTGACCCAGGTATTGCTCCAGCTCCTAAGAAACTGGTTCCAGAATCAGTAACAACTGCGTTAACTAAATCCTTAACTGTAACTTTTTTAGTTTCACTTGCACTTAAATCGGCAAGTGCTAATACGTCAGAAGGTTGAATACCAGCTTCCGCTAAGGCACTTAAACCCGTTATCTGGAGATCTGCCATTTCCTCTTAACTAAAAACCATTAGCAATAGTTTAAACCTGTTCGAGCAATATGGGACTAAGATTTTCTTGAAGAATCTTATCTGCGTTCTCTTGTAGTAAATATCCAGGGGTATCTCCTGTCTTTAATGCAACAACTCCATTCGTTACAAATTCAATTCTTGTCTCTATAACTTCAGACGCACTAACGGTTACAGCAACATTAGTAATAACACAATTAGCTTCGTAATATACGTTTTTCTTTGCGTTTGACCCATCTTTATGAATATACAACAAAGCATCAAAATCTGCTCCTTGTTGTGTTCGTAAAACTAATTGAGCTAAATAAAACGGAAATTCAGGGTCTGTTCCAAATTCATTTGCTCGATCTCCATCGTAATAATCATGTTGCCAAAGACAATTCAAGCTACCTTGACCGCTAATTAAACCAGCTTCATATTGATTTCTAAATTGATCTCCTAAATTTGTTAAATCAACTTGTTCTCTGGTCGTTGTCATTTCAAAATCTTTTACACCTGCTACGTGTCTATATCTTTCATTTCTGGTACGAATCAATATATCTTTAGCAGCACTAGGAGTAACAAGTGTTAAAGCACTTGATTGTAACCCTTCTATTGCAAGAGCAAAAGAATTATATAAACGAATACCTCCTACTGGATCAACATTTATAAACTTTTTTATATCTGGATAATTATGACCACTAACAAGTTCAAGCGTAGATTTATCAACAGTTTCTATTTCTACTTCATCTCCAGTTATTAACGAACCAGAACTATGGTCAACACTAAATCGTTTTGTTGATGTATTTACGTCAAAAGGATCTAACTGCGTTTTTAAAGCAGCTTGCAACGAATCTCTTTTAAGGGCTATTTCCCCTGCTTGACCAAAATAAACACCCATGATTTAGATAGATACTTCTGTAGGTGCTCCATTTGCTTCAAAACTAATGTCAGCACTTAATACTTCACCAACTGAACTGTTCATTGACAAGCTTGTTATAAAAGCAGAAAAAGTAATAAATCGACCATTAGCTGATCCATCATCAATTTTTAACTTTAAAGTAACAGAACTAGAATCAGCAGCCGTTCCATCACCAGCCCCACTTCCAGCCTTAATACATTTATTAATTAGCGTTGTTACATCTCCACCAGATCCAGCAGAAGCTTGATAGTAAAACAGTCTTGCACTACCTGAGTAGCTTCTGACACCAGCAATTAGAGTACGATCTGTATCTTCTAAAGATGTAGTTTCAAGAACTGCTTGTGAACTAGAAAAAGAAAAAGACTGAACTTTTGCGGCTTTTGTGCCGTCAATTAATAGTTGTCCGTCTTGACCGCTATAAAAAGCCACGACCTAAAAATTAAACATTGCGTTTATTCTACGGTGAATCTAGGCAAGCAACAAAACTACAACTAACATTGCTTTGCCCAGGAAAGACACTTGTTACGTTTGGAGGCCCAGAATATCTCCATAATAAACCTGATCCAGACTCTTCTAAAAAAGCAGAAAGACTTGTGCTATCTACACCTGCTGTAGCATTTGTCGATCCAAACGATACATAATTCCAATCAGAATTTACATTTTCATAGTTACTTAAAATTAAAGCAGCGTCAGCATCAGAAATATTTGAAAAACCCAAAGTCAATGTTGCATTAACTCTTTTATTGCCATAACGCAAATGTGTTTTGGTTCCATCCAATGATTCAAATGTGGTGCTTGGATACGTTCCAGGGTTATATCTTCTGGACGTTGGTTTTATAGTTGGAAAGGCTACAGAGCTAGTCATTCGTTTTCAGAAACAATGAAAATGGAAGCATCATTATTTAGACCCCAGTTCTGCATAACAGAAAGTTGTCCTGCTGTTGGATTAGGATTACCGTTTGGCAATGTTAAGGGTTCAACAGGAGCATAGCTACCAGACACCTCTAATAAACCATTTTCTCCATAAGAAATCGTTTCGCATTTATAAATTTTATTTTCTGTTGTTGTGTTCTTAACAGTAAATAACGTACCAAAAAATGCTGATGATACATTTGCTGTGTTCAATGTTCCTTCTTTTACTTCAGTTGTTCCTGGCTTCCAATAGTAAACAGACAACGATCCAGATAAATCATCTTTACTTACAATATCTCCAGTTGGTGTAATTGCTCCATTCCTAAACCTACTGGTATGAGTAACTTCTGAGACAAGTTTAAAATAATCTCCAGGGGCTAAATTTTCTACATATTGAGGTGCAGTCTTAAATGTTAAGCCATGATCAATTAAACGTCTTGATCTAATAGCAAAGAAAGCAAAATACTCTGCTTGTTGCCTTGAAGTACAGAAACCAGACAAATCAAATGTTTCTATAGGGTCAGAGTCAGAACCATGTGGATCGTTTTCTCTAATTAATAAAGATCTAGTTTCAGGGAAACCATTTTCTTTTTCATTTCTAAAAAGAACAGCAGCTTTAAAAGTTTGTCTTTCTTCTGGAGCTAAGAAACTAACTTGTAAATCATTAATATTGCCGTCAGTAAATAAAGCTTTTACTTCTGGTAATACTCGTTTATCAATCTCATTATCTCCATTAACAGGAACAGAAGGTTTAAGACTAAACTTACCTCCAATAATTGTAAAATCTAATAAACAATAACCAGCGTGTTCAAAGATAAAATCTCTTAAATTTAATTTAGATGAAATTGTTCCATCCCAAAAGAATTTATTTTTTTTACAATAATCAGCAGCATTAGCCATTGCTGGTCGATCAACAGAACTTGATCCAACAAGTCTTCCAGCTCCTATTTCTGAACTTGTTAATAAGGCATAAGTGATTTCTGGAAATAAATTAGAAGCTCCATTTGATTGATGTGGCCCCATCCCGTAAAAATTTAATTTTTCTACTTTTACTCCTTGTTTAAAGTAAGCAGAAAACTGACTAAAGTTTGTCCACTCTTTTGAACTATTAATTCTTATACCAGCAAAAGCTAAATCACTATACTTAGCAGCTCCAATTTCATTACCGTTATTATCTGTCTTTGGTTTTAGTATTTCATTTACATATACAATTTCATGTTCGGGTTCGTTTCTATTACTATTTTCATCTCCTTCATATACGTTCCAATCAGCTAAAGCGTCAAATGGACTAAAGTTTTGGGCTGCTCTAGTAGTAATTGTAACTGCACCTACGTTTAATACTATTTGTATTCTTTGAGGTAAACCAACACCTGCTTGATCTGATTGACTAGGAATATAAACAACATCACCGTTGATGTAACCAGTGCCTAAGTTATTAGGATCTAATGACCAATTTGCTTTGTAGTAAAACGATCCAGATGTATATTCATATCTTTCAACAGTTAAATTAACTTTTAAACCAGTACCACTTCCTCCAATAAGACTTACAGAGCCACTGAAATGTTGTAGCGCAATAATAGTTGTAGTTGTTGTTATATATCGTTGTTCAGCAACCCAAAAAGTATGATCATCATTATTGGGATGGAAATAAACATTAGGACTTAAAACAACATATCGACTACCGCCAAATTCAAAATAAACATTAGGCCAATCACCATTTCCATCTGCAAAGTTATAACTAATTTTTTCCGTTCCAAATCCATACAAAGACCATTGATGCCCTACATATCCTGTATATGGAGAATTTGTTGCTGCACTAAATAAAACTATTACTTTAGAAGGATCACCATTAAATCTATTTACAGTTTGCCATCTCTGATCTGTAATTGTTCCGTTAAAACTAGGATTTTCAACCCAACTTGTTAAACCAGTTGATGTCCTTACATTTTTAACAATGCCTGTTGTACTAACAGTAGATTCACCTAATTGCCACTCTGGATTAGAAGCTTCGCTTTCATCAATTGTGTATCCTTCATCTCCAGAAAATGCAACATCAAAACTACCAAAAGAAGTACTTGCTGAAAAATGAGATACTTGTGCAGTACCACTTCCATCAGTTGCTAATAAATTAAATCTTCTATTCCATTTTTCGTTTCTAGTTATATAATTACCAGGGTAAGGTTTAAATCTAAATTCATATTGTTCTTGATCAGGATGGGAAATAGTAATAGCATTATATTGTGCTTCTGGTGTGTTTCCTTTTACAGCAAATAAACCAGTATGGTTAGACAATCCATTAATTAAATCTTGCCAATTAGAATCTCCTACTTGCCTTGCTTGCAACATAAATAACGAAATTCTTTTTGCATATTTATTAACTTGACCTAATTGTATTTGTGTTCGATCTTCAAATGCTTTCTTTAATGCTTCTTCATTAGGTTGTGTTCCTACATTTGCAAAGTTGATACGTTTAAATACAGTTGATTTAATTCCTATTTCTGTTACATCACATTTTCTATTGTTAGATACAGTTCCTAATGCAACTCTTTGAGCTGTATAAATATCATGTCCATAATATAAATCTTTAGTACCTCTTCCATAATTAAATTCAGTACCACTAATAATTTGTTGCCAAAAAATAGGTGCTAAATCACTTAAACTATAAACAGGATCAGTATCTTTACTACCACCAAAACTAAAGCCTAAATGATTTGGATCGTACCATTCAGGGTTATCACAATGAACACCTAAATCTTGACCGTTAACAGGTAAATCAACTTCTCCTGCTTCTATTACTTTAAACGTATAATTTTTACCTTCTTCAATTCTGTAAGGAACTGGATCATTAGTTTCAGTACAAATAACAACAGCCGTTCCAAATAAATATTGTTCTCCTACTGTCAAAGTGCTATCTGTAGTTTCTCTAATTGATGTAGTAAAACCATCAACATCATCTACACCGTGAGGTCTATAGTTAAAAGCATCTGCATTTCCTTCTCCTTCAATTACTTGATAACCAGCCGTACTTTGATCACTGTCATATTTACGTTGTAAAGCATTACTTTCACCACTTGGATTAATACCAACAATTTGATAAGTAATTAAATCTCCTTCATTAACAGAACGTAGTCCTTTTGTTGTGCTACCTCCTACTTTTATAATTCCAGCTCTTGTAGGCCATCTTGCAAATTCAACTTTTTTTCTTTTTCTCATCATGTCCTTAATTGATTCTTTTGAAGAACCTCTAGGATCACGAATTAAGTCATAAGGTAATCTGCAAATTTGAGCATTAGGAACAGGAGCATAAACACCAAAAGCTGTTTGTGTTGTAGGGTTTCTTGCTCCACTAAAAGATTTACTGGTTAATGTTGGAACGCTTGTACCAGCTTTATTTGGTACACCAACAACAAAAGGATCATTAGCGTTAAAAGTTAATTCAGATTCGTTATATCTATCTGCTTCAATAATTCTGTTATCTCCAGAATTACTTCCATCTCTAAAATAAAGACCAACTTTATAAGCGTTATAAGTATTTAATAACGTATCTCCTACTGCATAACCTTCATAATCAGGTTCAGCTCCTATCGTTCCATGAGAAAACAAAGTAAGTGCTTTTAATTGCTGGTATCTGCCAAGGCTGACAAATTGTGACCATAACAATTGACTATTAACTCTTACCCCACCAAAACCACTTTGTTCTAATGAATTGGCAAAGATTAAAGGAATTGAATCACCTATATTTGCTAACTCTTGTATTGAATTAAAAGAAGCTTGTGGAGCAAATCTTGTATTACCAATTGCATCAGCAGTTCTTCTAGAACCACCTTGCTTTAATGCTTTTGGTTTAGGTGTTAACAGGTAAGAAACAGTTGCAGCAGCAACAGCTATTCCTATCTGAATTAAAACTTGTTGAACGCCTTCTCTTGCTAAAAACAATGAAACTGCTTCATTCCTAATATCAGGAATTAATTCATATCCTTTTGGTCTTTGTCCATTGTATTTAGCTGTTGAATCTACAAAATACCAATACTCATCTTCACATAAACCTAAAAGCTTACATAGTTCTACTTCTGCTGGTAATAGCAGCCTTCTACCATGAGGCTGTTTTGAGGACACCAAATCACCACCTGGCCTCCTAATGTTTTTTGGTAACTCAGCCATCCTTCCTCGTAAAAAGCTGCCATGCCATAACCATCATCTGATTTGCAAAGACCAATTGTTCCTAGTTTAGGGGGTGATTCAACTCCCCACCTATTTAATTCTTCAAAAAACACGCTGTAATCTTTTTTTCTTAACCTTCGATACCAATCACGCTCTCCTTTTGGAACAGTAAAACCATAATTTGCTAACACCGTACGAACCAAAGATAAACAATCACCAGCTTTATGTTTCTCTGGATCAGCACCTAAACGATAAGGCAACCCAATTAATTGATGTGGCTTCATCTATTTTGAAGCGATCCAGTAATAGGTAAGGCTCCAACCATGTCTCTTGTTAATACTTTATCTGGAGCGTTTGCACCAACAGCATCAATAGCACTACTAAGAATTAATTCGATGCTTGATGGGTCGTATGACATAGAAGAAGCTAACCAATTTTCTTCTGTTAAAATTCTACTTTTTTCAAACGCCTCAGTCATTAAATAAGTTTCTACTTTTACATGATATTTATTTAATACAATTTGTTGTGAATAATTCATACTTAACTCACTATTAGCAAGCAACAAAGATGAAGTCATATTATCTCCAGATCTATTGCGAGTAGCACCTTGATAGATAAACGAAAGGTATTGAAAACCATCAATATTAGGAGACTGTCTGCCGTTTTGAAACTTGTCAGGAATATTTGCTACTGATCCATTGGGATTAGTAATAGTAATAAAATTAGTTAAAGCAACAAGACTCATAATCCTAAAGTAGCTCTACGACTGCGTGAATTTTGTAAGCTAGTTAATGTTCTAGTTTCACCAGCCCTTGCACCTCTAGCAGTAGCAGTTGCAATAATTTCACCAATAGCAGACTTAGGAACAAATTCTTCAGAGTTGAAGTTAAGAATAGGCCCAGAATAAGAAACTGTTGTAGAACTTCCACCGCCTCCACCTGCATAAGACGAACCACCTCCAGCTACTACAGCATTACCTCTAGCACCTGATGAGTAGCGTTGCATACTTGAAGCCATCTTTGATGCAGGAATTACATATTCGTTCTCTCCAGCTTCTCCTACAAGTCCTACAGTTGGTCTGGTTACATATCCTCCTGAAGCAAATTCTACTCCTTTTGGCATACCAAAAGCAGGACTATCAAAATCTCTTCCAAACTTATCTGTTCCACCTGTGTTTGCACCTCTGGATGGAGCCAAACCTGCTGAAAAGAAGTTTAAACCTATATTTAAAGCCATCATTTGTATTTGTTTTGCAATTATTTGTGCTGCCATATCTGCAAAATGATCTGCAATACGACTAAACATATTTTTTAATGCCTCTTGAGCACTCATTGATCCACTAATAATTCCTTTAAACGAACTAGAAAAAGCATTGCCTAATGCCTCTGATGCTGAAAGCAATTGATTTAAAGGATCTAATAATTCAGTTAAAGCTTCTTTTGGCCCTGCTAATTTTTCTACTATTTCTCTAGAAGCTAGTCTTCTAAGTTCTTCATTAAATTCTCTCATTGCAGCAGCTTGTTTACCTAGCGTTTCTTCAACTGCTTCATCAATATTTTCATTTTGTAATCTTGCTATAAATGTATTTCTTTTTCCACCTTGCCCTAACAAAGTTTGAACCATAGAAGAAGCAGTAGCTTTAAATTTATCCATACCTGTTAACTTATTACCTTCTTTTTTTGCTTCTTCAGTTTGCAACCTAAACATTTCTTCTAATATTAATTTTTGAGCTTCTAATCCTCCTGCGGCTAAAGCAACATTTACCGCTTGATCTGCTCTTGTTTTGCCAATTTTCTTTTCTATAAAATCTATATTATTTAAAACATCAGTTGTTTTTTGTAAGTTTTTTAAAGTATTAAATGTACTTTCATCACCAAAAGTCTGTATAAGATTTACTCTTGCAGAAGCACCAAAAGCTTCAAAAGCTTGTGCTGCTTGCAATGCTTCTTGTTTATTTAAACCTAAGTCTTTCCCTAATTGTTTAATACTCTGAGCAGAAAATTCTGATTCACCACCTGTAATTCTTATAGCTTTATTTAATTTATTTAATTCTTTTTCAAAATCTTTTGCTTCTTGAATTTTAGAACCAATAACTGTACCAACAAGAGATAATCCAAATCCTAATCCTCCTCCTAACGCACCACCAGCTAGCCCACCTAAACCACCACCAATAGAAGCAGCTCCTCCTTGCCCAAATAAAGCAGGAAACGCTCCACCAATTAACGCACTACTTCCAGCTCCTCTTATGCGACCTCCAATTCCTCCTCTACTTGCAAATACTCCTTTAGGATTAGCGTTTTTACCAAAACCTAAATTATTAGCCATCACTCCTGCACGTTGACCTAACGTAGGTGCAACTGGGCCAATAGGAGCACCATATTGATCTAAACCTGCCATTGCTTGTTGATTAGCAAGAAGAGAAGCAATTTTGTCTGTGTGTTTACTAATTTTTGCTAAGCGTTTTGTATGTCTAGCAATAGATTTTTGCGTTGCATTATCAAACTGCCCCATATAAGGATTTGATTGCAAAGCATAATGTTGAGTAGCGTGTATTGGCCCAATTTTTCCTGCTCCGTATCTAGGAGTAGGTGATGCTATTTGATAAGGATTGTACTCACCTATACCTTGACTAAAATCACCAAATCCTGTTCCTGCTCTACCTGCTTGACTTCTTAATGTATTACGAAGAAGCGAACCAGGTAAACTTTTTTGTTGGGCTAATGCGGTGTTTTTAGCTAATGCAAAAGCCGTATTTTGCATCTTTATACCCAACACCATTTTATTTAAAAAATTCTCAGCTTTAGTTGCGTTGGTATCTAATATTGTTCCTAAGTTTGTAAGATTTGTTCTTGCTGCAACACCAAGATTCTTAACATTTACAATTAATGCTCCTAGTCCTGAAACTAATCCAACAATATCTTTTCCTCCTTTACTAAGAATTTCAAGAAAAGTACGAGTATCTTGAAAACTTCTTTTTACTACATAAGGAACTTTAGATATTTCATCTACTAATCCTTTTATTGGTTGAAGAGTAATTCCTTTCCCTATTGTTTTAAAACGATTCCCAACTAAATCTAAAGCTACTCCTCCTTCTCGTTTTAATCCTTTAAGTCTGCCTGTTAAAGCTTCAATACTATCTGTTGTTGTGAGAACTCCTTTAGAAGCTTTTTTTGATCCTCTTTCTAATTCACCTAAACCTGATTTACTTATATTTTTAAAAGTAGTATCTAACTTATTAATGCTTGTGACTAATTTCTTATTAACTAGAATTAACTTATTTAATTTTGTAGATAAATTATCTAACGCTCTAACATTTTTTATAGCAATTTCTATCTGAGCCTGTGCCGATGCCACAACTTTCCTCCTAACTCATTCCATATTACCTACGTCTTCGAGCTTTTTGCATTTCTTTCTCTTGATCTTCGTTTAACACTTGGAAATAAGCTGACCATCCAACAATCTCTTCTACCGTCATTTGCCGTATCTCAGATAAAGATTTACCTAGCTCTTTTGCTATCCCAAACTGAAGCATTAATAAATTATCTTTTCTTATCTCTTCGCTTAGTCTTTTGGGTCTAAAGCATCCTCATCATCTGTTAAAACTGCCAACATTAACTTTTGTAAATCAGCATCCTTTACCTCATTCTTTAAAACATCTATTTCTCCCATTTGAAATAATCTTGTTCCATTTTCATCTTGTGCTTTAGAAATTAACAGTCTTAACGCAAACTCATTTGCGTCATCATTTTTAGCTCCTCTTTGTGCTCTTTCTCTTTCTGCCATCGTTAGTGGTGCGACCCACATCTCAAAAATAGATCCATCAGAAAGTTCTACTTCTTTTTTTGTAGCTTCTAAATTTGCTGCTTTCTTTAAACGATCTATCGCTCGTAATGTTGATCTTGCAGATCTAGGACTTGTTGACATAGTAAAAAATTATATGAAATTATTCTAGCGTAATAAACAATAAAAAACCCTGCTAAAGAGCAGGGTTCTTGGAACATTCCAATTCCGTTCTTATTATGAACGACTAAAAT